CCGATCCTGTTCCATCTGACGCTCGCGCATCTTTTCCTTATAGAACTCTTTAGGATCAACAACGACTTCCTCTTCAATTACCGGAGGACTAGGCTTGTTTCTAAAACGCTTAGAGGGGCCTTTCGACCCACGCGCCCGAGCAGCAAGTTCCGCTGCGTTTTCATCCGGAAGCATTCCACGGGGTACTAGATCGTCCGTGTCGCCGCCTTCAGCAAACTTTTTAATTTTCGGACCACCAAACCGCTTCATCTTCGGTTTAAACATGCCCGCAGTGAATTTCGGTATACGCTTCATAATTACATCATCCGACCCTTGGTCTTACCCTTGGTAGCGCAGCCATCAGCACGTTTGGAAGCAGAACCAACATGACCGCCCGAAGCCATCTTGACGATGTGACCACGGGTCTTGCCCTTGGACTCGATGCCGCCACCGCGAGCGTACTTCTTCACCGAGCCGCCCTTACGCATCATAGCCATGTTGCCACCGGCACCGCCCATACCACCTGACGGGGCGGCAGCACCCCCTGCCGGAGCAGGAGCAGGAGGACGCGGAGCAGCGCGAGCAGCACGCTGAGCAGCCGCACGAGCCTCGACCGAGTTGGCTTGACGGAACGCTGCTTCACGAGCGCGAGTAGCCGCCTGCTTTGCCTGTAGGGCCGCGTAACCGCCACCTGCGAACTTCCGCATCTTCTTGCCTTCCATCTCAGCCTCTTCGTGCTTGACCATGGACTTCGGAGCGCCCTTCTTTTTCATGAACGACACTTCCTTCTTCATCATCGCCTTGGACTCTTTCATAGTTCCTCCGGAACCAAATTTGCGGCCTTTATCGGCCTCGACGTAATCACGACCCACAGATTGAGGGATACCAAGACGCTTGGCCGCTTTGGGGTCGTGAGCAACCATCGCCATCAAATTGTGCTGGGATTTTGACTTACTCGGCATCCTTGTTACGCCTAATAAGTTCAGCAAACGGCTTGCCGGATACCATCTCAGCGATACGCATCAGCGTCCATATCGCGCCAATAAGACCGAAGATTGGAGTAAACAATTGAAGAAACGATCCTATTGTTGCAACTGCGGACAGAATATCCAATGTGCTTTTTAGAGTTTCGTGGTGCTCGCTCATGTCAGCAATTCCATGCTCGCAAAGATTTATTGATCCGGCTGTTGGGATCTTTAGCAGTCTTTTCGCTCGTCAGTTTCTTCTTCATGCCTTTCATCCGGGCGCAGAAGGAATCCCGCCGGGCACCGCCTTCAGGTTGCGGACGCTTGAGACCCGGCTTACCGGGATTGGCGCGGTTATAGGAAGCCCTGCCTTTGGCGTTTAAACCTCCAGCAGGGTTTTTTCCTTCCTTGCGCTGCCACGCAGGGGACTTAGCCATAAAACACCGTGGCAGTGACGTTAGCCACAAGCCCGACGTAAATCCCGTCAGGGGCTAAAATGCCCTCGCCCGGAACCACGATAGTGTAGGCAGTGAGGTTATACGAGTCGGCTTCCATCAGCACATTCGCGTACATCACCGCAGCAGGCGAACCCGTAATGGATCCACTCGCCGTGTCCGTCACCGTGAAGGTATTGGCGTCCGATACAGTAACCGAGTACATCCCGCTCGTAGCCGTACCGCCCGTACCCGCCGAGAAATTCAACCAAACCCGGTCACCCGTAGTAAGGCCGTGGGCAGTAATAGTTACCGTCACAACAGTCAGCGCCCGACCGTAGGTCCCAGACTGCGAAACATTGTTCGCAAAGACCGTATGCCGTGCCGCAGCCGCCGTGTTGGCCGAAATTACTGCACCCTTCAAGCGGGTACGATTCGGCACCGCTACACCAGAAACGGTTCGGTGTTCTGATTTAACGTCTGTTTGCATGGACATTTTAAGCCCTCCAGACGTTAATTAGACAGAAGCCGGGTTAGCAGCGCCGTTCGATTCGCGGACGATGTACGAAACCACCAGCGTGCCAGCACCAGCCGACGAAGCACCAACCGACAACGTGTAGGTAAGGATGGCATCCGTCGAACCGACGTTCGCCCAAAGCGCCGCAGCAGCCGTCGTGGCAGCAGCCGCAACCGAAGCCACACCCGCAGTCGTGATCGTCGAGGCGGTCGAAATGGCCGTAGCACCAATCGAGAGCGTGATGGTCGAAGCAGCCGTGAAGGTCGTGGTCGTGATGAAACTAATGCCCGTGATCAACGCGCCAGCCGGGATCACCACAGCGGTCGAAGCAGCAGAATCAGTGTACGCCACCGCCTTGGACTGACCGACAATCGTCGCGCCCATGTTACGGATAAGACCAGCAGTCGAGCCAGTCGTGTTCTTAACGGTGCCCAGAAGCCACGGGCCAAGATGCGAAGCAAATGCCATTTTAAATCTCCTTTATGCACAAGTCGCCGTACCATCTGTGCATCGTCCTCTAGGCAGGTTGGTACGACTAAAAGTCCTAGTCCTGAGCGATATATACGCTTGTCAAGATAGGGTGTCAACAAGTTGGTTTGACTTTTTTAGATTCTCTTCCTGCGTGATAACTCGCAGGTTCCACGGCACGTGCAACCCGCATACAAACTCAGATCGAAGCGGCACGATGTGGTCTACGACATATTGCTCGCCAGTCGTTTTCGTCATAGTCATGGCTATTTTGTAGAGTTCCCGCATTTCTTGCTTTTGCTTGCGGGTTAACCAAGGAGGGCTAGCCTGACGGTGTTTACGGCGACGATTTTTAGTGTCGGCTCTAACCCAAAGAACGTTTCGGTCTTTCCACGCTTTCTGAAATACCCGTTTTTCTTCTAACGGTCTGGCTGCAGCGCGAGCAATCACCGTTTCACGATTCCTTTCGTAATATCCTTGCTTGGCTTTTTGCCCTGCCTCCGACTGGTTGTACTGCTGAAAGTATTCGGCACGGGCGATGTTGCCCTTTTCCCATTCAACCTTCATACATTCCACACAAGCCCCCTTGGTCTTGCGCGGGGCAATGTGGCCGTGTTTGCACGGCTCCCCTGTAAAGTAGTACTTGGCACCTGTGGCCTTAGCCTCGGCGCGGGATTTAGGCAGCGTTGAAGTGTCCATACATCACCGTGTTAGTTACGACACGGGTAATGTACACAAAGGGGAACTCATAACGCAAGGGCAAAAAAGAAGGGGGCCGAAGCCCCCTCCCCAATCAACATAAAGTGTTGATTTTACTGGCTTTTTATCAGGTCGAACCTGACGAGCCAAACACGCCGAGCGGATCAGACCACCCAAACGAGTATCGCTCACGGGCCTTATATCGGACGTTGCCGGTATCGAAGTCTCCATCCATGGAGTTCGCAAGCGGGGTACGCACGAAGTGCTTCAGGCCATTCGGCACGTCCGTGATCAGGAACCACGCATTCGGGTCCGTCAGGAAGTGGTTGACCTTGTAGCCTTCCGGAATCGAACCCATCGCCTTCAGAGCGTTGATGTCGTTGTCGGTCGTGCCAACACGGAGTTCCGTGTCGAGAAGACGCTTGGCAACGAACATCAACGGCGGGGGCACGATGAGTTTGCGCGGCTTGGCGGCAATCAGCAGGTTACGCTCATCGGTCCAGCCAGCGATCTGAATCACCGCCGCTTCAAGCGAGGTTTCGTTCAGGTCCGACGGGGTCGAGAAGGTGTTGCTGTTTACGCCACCCGAAACAAGCGGATGCGAGGTGTTGCAGAGCGACACACCATCACCACCAGTCGGGCCACCAGAGAACGCTGCGTTCAGAACGGAAGCGCCCTTGACCTGCTTCGTGTACGACATGGCGCGAGCAAGAGCCTTCGTATAGCGCTTGCTGAGCGAGTCGTACAGGTTGTCCTCAACCGCCTCTTCCGTGATGGAGAAGCCGAGAGCAATGGTCTCGTGGTTGTAACGAGCCGTCCATGCTTCCTGCGCGTTGTCATACGCAATGGCGGAACCCTCGTTCTTGACGGGGGCAGCGGAGAACCCGCTCAGTTTCGTTTCTTCTTCAAAAGAACGCTCGGAGGTCTCGGTCTCGTAGATCTCCTTGTGCTCTTCACCATAGGTCTTGTACTCCATGCCGAACAGAGCGTTCAGGCCGGGGAGCAGTTCCTTCAAAAGTTGTGCGCGTGAAATAGCCATTTTCTAATGCTCCCTATTAGGTACCAGACGAGTTGTTATACGCATGGTAGCCAGCGTTGAACTTGACGATAAACTCGACAAAGTTCCCACTGCTGTTCGCAGTGTCAGGCACCACGTCAACAACACGCAACGGCAGCGAAGTCGTCACGTTGTTCACGAAGATACCCATACGGCTGTTGCCAGTCGTGCTTGAACCCGTGTTGAGGACGAGTTCCGCGTTGGCACCGAACGTGTTCGCACGGCTCTTGTAAGCCGGGAGAAGTCCGCCCGAAGTGCTGTCCGCCACGTTGCTCGTCACCGACACGACCTTGAACAGAGCGTTCGGGTCGTCAGCCACATAAGCCATGATGTCATCCGCCGCAACACTACCGGGGTAGTACTGCGAGAACAACTTCTGCTTCGTGGCCGGGTTCGTGTACGAGCAGCCAAGGAACACGCCAATCACGCCAGCAACCGGCGAAGTCTGCGCCTGAAGCGTGGTGATGATCACGTTACCACTACCGTTCAACTGGACAACGTCACCGTTGAAGATGGCCGTGCCGTAAGCGTTGCCAATCGGAATCTGCCGAGTAGCACCAGCGAACGGAAGACCACCAACCAGATTGACCGGTTCAAGCCCATAAGGGGCGTCAATAGTTGGATAAGCCATTTAATACTCCTAAAAGTGAATTATTTGCCTCGACCGAACGTCGTTGTGGAGCGCTTTTCACTGAAGAGCGGCATCCGTTCGTCGTTCGTTCGCATAAAACTGTTGTCCACTGACTCCATCTGAGAGTTAGCCATGCGGGAATAGTAGTCATTCCGCTGCTTGACCATCTCTTCCGGGGCCTTGCACAACAGCAATCCACCGACCTCAACATTGTCCTTAAATCGGCTGTTAGGGTCGGCATACAGCATCAACTCGGGATGATCAGCAGCCTTTACAGGTTCCCAACCTTCCCTAAACTTTGCAGCCGTGTTGATGGGATCTGCTTGTCCCATCATGCTCGTCCGGATCCACCTGAACTCCCAACCCGGCTGTGCCTTTGGTGAAGGCAGGGTCTGCGGCGGGGTCCAAGCCTGTTTACGTTGCGCGGACTCTCGACTTTCGAGTTCTCGTGCGAGTCTATTCTCAGCCATTTTAGTTAACCTCCAGTTTCATAAGTTCTCGTGCGTACTGTTCATTACTCAACCCCAATCGCTTGGCTAGAGCAACTTGAGACGGTGTCAGGCGGACCTGACGCGGCGCGGTTGACCGCGTTACCGGAGCCACTACGTTGGCTGGTTTTGTGCGAGTAGGTTTATCCTGCCTCGTTTGAGGGGCCTCTTCTTCGGCATTTTCAAATGCTTCCGGAAAACGCTTCCTCATAGTCGCATTGACTCGGTCGTAGTAATCGTCGCTTCGTGGATCGACTCCGGACCGGACTAATTTTTCATGCAGGCCAAGCGCGAGGGCAGTCATCTCCTCGTCTGTACCAAACCAAGGGTTCTTTTCTCGCCACGACTCGGCTTTTGGGTCCGAAACGGGCTGAACCTGTTGTGGTACTTGTACCTGTTGGGGCTGTTGTACACCCTCATTGTCATTTTGTAAAGAGGGCTTAAATTTCTGGACTTCCTTGACCCTTAATTTGGCATCAGTAAGCAACTCTTGTGCTTCGGTGATCTTTTCAGCATCGCCCGACTCATAAGCCTGCTTCAGTTTCTCCTTAGCCACGACCAAATCGGTATTAGCCGACTGGTTAGCCTGCTGGATAAACGCCTTTTCGCCTACGCCAAGACGCTGCTTCAGGCGGCGGTTTTCCTCCATCTGGGCTTGGGCAAACCGCAGGGCTTCTTCCTTCTCCCGTGCGACGGCTTCCTTGGCACGACGCTCGTCATGCCATACCTTCTTCATCTGACCGAGGCGCTTTTTAACCTTATCGGAGTACTCCTCAAGGTCGTCTTTCTCCAACTCCTCGACGACATTCTTGGGCATCGGTACCCGGCCCCGATCCTGTTCTGGGGTATCGTCCTCGATCTTGATCTCAATATCGTTATCGGAGGCAGACACAGCCACCGATTTGTCCTCCGGAACCTCGTCCGGAAACTTGAATTCTTCCTGTTGCATTGTCTACTCCTTATGCGCGTCTTGCGCCGAAAATTTGCTGCCTTTTAGCAAGATACTGCTTACGTTTCTCACTAAGCACGGCGTATCCCCCTTGGGTCTTCTACAACAGCCTCAACACAATCATCATTCAGCAGTCTAAATTCCCGACCGTGAATGACCACGCGAGTACCCGAATAGGGGCGAGTCAGGACAAAATCTCCCTCCTTGCACCACGGACCAGTCGGAAAACGTTCTTTATCTGCATAACAGAGATTACCCATCTTGACGACAAACAGAACTACAGTGGTCTGCTCCTCGACTCGCTTGGTGTCATCTGCCTTGATAATGCCGCCTTCAAACTCTTCCTCTACGTGCGGGACTGCACACAGCATCCGGTAGCCCTTCGGCTCGGGTAGGAGTTTGGCTTTATCTGCCTGCTCCTTAGTCTTCTCTACGTCAATACTACTCATCGTTTTGCTCCATACGAGTTGCAAGGTCTTTTATAAGATTCGATGCGAGGTCCAGACCCTGAAGTGCCCCGCAAAGCCTTTTGTACTCTGCTTCATCCAATTTGCCTTGGACGATAGAGTCGATAATCACACTGCGCTCTTCCTTGAGTTTTGAATCAAGATATTCCAGAGCGTTGGCATAACGCATTAACTACTCCTTGCCCAGTAACGGGCGGCTACGTTGAAACTCTGCAGCCTCACGGCTTTTTGCAATATCGACCCCCAAACGGGTGCCTTCGGCTTCCTTATCCGCCTTGTGCTTCTCGATATCGACGCCCAGTCGAGCGGCCTCAAGTTGCTGCTGACCGGAGATTTGGGCTTTGCGAAGTTCAAGTTCATCCGCCTTGGCAGCGGCGTCCATGAGGTCCTTCTGTTGTTTGCGCTGTTGTTCAGCGGACTTAAGTTGCTGGTCAGCCTGAGCCTGTTGGGCCTTGGTCTGGGCAATTTGTTGCTTAATCTGCAGGTCCATCTGCTGCATCTGAATGAGCGGGTCTTGCGCCTGCTGCTGAGCCTGTTGCTGTTGTGCTTCAGCCTGACCCTTCTGCAATAGACGTTCTGCGGCCATCGCCGCAACTTGCGAGAGTTGAACTTCAAACTCAGGCGGCAAGTGATACTCGCCCTCTTCGTCCGGCATCGGGGGCAGCGCCGTACCCAACTGTTTCTCGATTTCTCGACGGTACTGGAACGCGACGTGCTCCATAACGTGTGCCGCTGCAGCGGCCATGATCTCCTGAGCCTTCGGGTTCTGCCCGACCATCTGCATGATTTTTGGATCTTGTATTGCGGAGGTGTGTACCTTGAGATGCGCCTCGTGGTCCTGATAAATGAACGCCTTGACGGGCTTACCCATGATGATGTTCATGTTTTCGGTCACAGGATCGACCGGCTTCATATCCGCAGGGGAGGGCACAATCTTGCTGGCGTTCTTGACCCCAAGTGTCTCGATCATCTGCCGATGCAAGAAGGGCAAATCATAGATCTGCGGGGCCGTCTGAGACAGTTGCAGCACAGCCTGGTACTGCACCACCTTCTGACTCATCGTGGCCGCGTTCGGGTCCGAGACCGGGATTACATCCACGTTGTCGTAGTCGGACTTCTTGGCGGATGCCTTGCCTACTTCAGGCTCGTAGGTGTACTCGTCCGGAGTGTTGTCCCGAATGATCCCTGCAAGGAGTTTGAACTCCTGCTTCATTGTGTAGTGGATGCGGGCCTGCACAGCCGTCATCACCTTCAGCACACGCTCCAAAATGGCAAGCGTCGTACCCACCGGAGACTGCGAGGACATGTCCGAGACCTTGAGGTCCGAAACGGCAGCGAATCTGCGGCCATCCTCGACCACCTTGTCCATGAGCATGGCAAGGGTCTGGCTCGGCTCTTTGTACGGAAGCGGGAGGATATTGTCCCGAATCGCACCACTCGGTACGTCTACGTCGCGGAATTCACCCGGAGCAATCGGCGTATCGTCTCCTTTAATTCGGAGTCCTCGGGACTTGAGACCACCCGGAAGGTTGCTGAGTGTTCCTGCGTCGATAAGTTGCCTAAGAAGAGATGTAGCCGCCTTAGAGTGTCCGCCGATAAGGTGGATGAGACCAAAGTAGTAGAACCCGAATCCGGGTATGTAACCATAATGAACAAAGTGCTGGCGTCGTTCTTTGAGGTCATCATCTTCTTTCCAATTTCGCCGGATGGCTAATACAGTCCCAGTACCCTTTTCAATCGTTACTACGTAAGGCAGTGCAATCCCTGTCTCGTTATTATCTTTATCCGTATCCGGATAGTCCGGCAAATCTAGATTGACGTGCATCTCAAGCAGTTGGAACCGGTCGTCCATCGACGCCGAAAAGCCCTGATCCAACGCCTTCTGCTTCTCAACCTCGTCCATCGTACGGATAGGTTCGCCAAGGTCGATATCCCGGTAGAACCCCGCATACTGGAGTTTCCGCAGTTCGTTCTTGGTCTTTCGCATCCGGTGCGTGACACGCTCCGCTGCTTCGATATTCGGCGCACCGTACGGGACAATAATGTCCTCTGCCGAAATAAACACCGCCGTTTGCCGATTCAGCGAGGGGTCAAAGTACACCTTCTTAAATGCGTTACCGGAGAGGGCAAGGCTAAGAAGAAGTCGCTCATGCTCCGGGCGATACTCCTTCATCTTCTCGGTCAACTGATAATTCATGTCATCCGCGACACGAATAGCCGACTCTTTCTTCTCCGGGGTTTCCTTGCCGATGATCTTGGTCTTGACGGGGCCTGCCGCAGGGAAGGTCTCCATGATCGTCTCGGATTGGAACTTGACCGCCGACTCCATCAAGAGTGGGTGGAACACCCCACACGCACCCGGCCACGGCTCAGTACGGTCCTCGTACTTCAGGCCCAGTATCTGCAGCCCCTTGACGTAGGTGTCGAGCCAGTCTTTGCGCGAGGAGAGGTCAGAGTCATAGTTACCCAGCAGTTCTGCCGCCAGACTCTGCAGTTCGCCCTCATCCATGAACTCGGCAAGGTTGGCATCGAAATCGGTAGCGCGAGGTTGGGATTTGCCAAACTCAATTATTGCCCCGTCCACACCGATGGACACGCTTTCCGGGTCTTCGATTTGAATTTCAATTGCTGGTTCCTGCGAAGCAAGCGCCTCAAGCCCAACCGGAGCCTCATATAAACCTTTGTCAACGGCCATTTAAATCTCCCAAGTCTCTTAGTAATACCCTTCGCGTTTGTGGCTCTTGAACCATTTAGTCGGTTCAGGCTCGTCTGTGGGTAGGCGAATAAACCCTCCCTGTCTGAAGCGCAATAGGGCTAATGTAGTCGCGTCAACCAAGTCGTCATGGGAACCGGAAGGGAAATCGTTGCACTCTTCTACGACCTCCCAAGCCCATCTGCGGTCAGGTATCCAGACTATACCTGAAGAAAAAAGGTCAGTAACGGCATTTACACGGCTGATCTTGTCCTGTCCCTTGCCGGGGGTGAACTCAGATAGGGGTATACCCATACGCCGCATCTCTTGATACAGCACCGCTCCGTTCGATTTCTTCTCAACAATCAGGCTGTCCGGTTGCCACTCTTTATATTGCTCCAGCATTAACGCCTTGAGTTCCGGATATTCAAGCCGCTCCTTGATCGCATTGAGCAAGATAATGTTGTAGTTCTTGGCTTCCTCATTAAAGAAAACCCCCCACGTCAACAGGGCGTTATAGTCCGAGCGATTGGTTTTTTCCTGAGCAGCGTCAAGCGACATAATAATGTGCTCACACGGAGGGGGATCTTCCTTCTCCCATACCTGCCACCAATCACGTTTGATCAGCGCACCTTCTTCGGCAGTCGGCTCCTGCATGTACTGAGCCTGCCAATACCGCACGTCCATTGAGGCTTTCTTGGCCAGCAACTCTTCAATCGGCCAGAACTCAGGCCAAAGCGGTTTATCGTTCAAAATAGCGGGAAATTCCACTACTTCCCACTCATCCGAGTCCGTATTTTTCGTCATGTGGTCAATAATCTTGCCGGTCAGGTCCATCTTTGACCATCTCGTATTGTGGCTTATCACCCCATTAGCAATAAAATTCTCTGTACGCTCAACCTCAACATCAAAAACTTCTTCTCGCCCAGAAGCAGTAACGCTAACGATTTCATCCAACGTGATGGCACAAGTATTCAGCGGCTCGACGTAAGATGTCTGGGGTTTTTCCGTACCCAACAGCGAGGTTGCAGTCGTTGCAGAGCAGCCCCCGAACTTTGCCGGTGTCGTGACAGTGGTCGATGCAGAGTTTACCGTTCCAATGAGCGCGGGTATTGGTTTTAGAAGGCGGTTGCCTACAGATATCACAGAGGTTATTACGCTCAGCAACCATTGCGTCGTACTGCTCTTGCGTAATCCCGTAGCGGGATTTGATTCGTTTTGCCCGACGATAGTCGGGGGTATAACTGTTTCCTCGGTACCCTGCCGCCCAGCGTTGTTTGTTGTAGTGACTTCGGCAAAAACCTTTGGACGACGCTTTCTCTTCACACCCCTCCACCATGCATTTAACGTCCCGCCATTTCCCATAATGTCCGGGCGGGTGCTGGGGGGCACCGGGATGTTTCTTGTGGTAGGACTTACTCGCTTGGCATGGAGCGCAAAGTCCGGGTTTGGTTTGTGATCGAGCGGGGCGGTTGCAACCTTCGTTGCTACAAGCAACATACCCGGCTTCAGGTCTTTCAGTCGTACCCATCTGCGGTCTCCGGCGTTATCTACAAGAAACGGGTGTCTCTCGTTTGCTTGGACAATTCTGCCAGATTGTGTTCGTACAGTAAAGACTTGATCAACACCATTTGACCGATGGTTTAAAACACGTGATACGGTGATTTTTCCTTCTTCGTAGGTGGCTATTTCATCACCGGGGCGAATGTCTTTGAGCGGAGTTTCGTTTCCATCAGGACGTAGCACCCCTGTGTTTCCCGTCATACACATCACCACAATAATCGCACCGCCCGGCATCAATCTTTGAACCGGACCTGACTGGAACCATTCCCACGCAGGTTCAAAAACATCCGCTCGACCCTGTTTAGCCTCTTGCTCTGAATGAGGATCGTCAATAATGAATAGATCGGCACCACGGCCAGCCAGAGCACCGCCAACACCAATAGCGAAATACTCGCCATTAAAATTAGTCCCCCAACGAGATGCACTCTTACTATCAGCCTGCAGTTCGACGTTGGAGAAAATGTCACGATAGGACTCCGAACCGACCAAGTTTCTGACACGCCGACCAAAGTTCACCGCCAAGTCGGCAGTGTGTGAGGCCATGATGACCTTTTTATGCGGATATTTGCCTAAAAACCACGCCGGAGCGAGATAACTGATCATCTCGGACTTGCCATGACGCGGGGCGATGTTGACGATGACTCTTTTCTTCTTCCCTTCTGCAATTTCCTCGAAAATCTTAGCCAATTTCCGGTGGTGAGGGCCTACTTTGTACCCCGGATACACATGCGTGATGAAATCTAGGAACGAATCCTTGCCTAAACGCTGCGTAATCTGGTTCTGGTACTGCTTTAGAAGGTCAGCGACACGCCGTTTCTCTTTCTCCGGCATCGTCGGTAAGGCAATTTTCAATTTCTGCAGGTTTTCGTGAGTCAGTTGCACTGAGGTTCGCCCGGATTTTCGTCCAAAACCTTGTACTCGATGCCTTCCAGCACCTGCATCAACTCTTTCTCGACCTCTTCGATGGGCTTAACGATGTGTGTCGTCTCGCTACGCTTCTTAAAGGCGTCTACACCGTCTACTTCGCCCAATTTAGTCAGTGCTGCGATGCGCGTTTTACTGCTATCGGCGTGTTCTACTTCGTGTACGAGTTTGTTGACTACGTACAACTTCAGTTCGGCAAGGTTATCCACGATAGCGCAGTTGCTCTGCGCGACGAGTCCAGCCAAATAGGCCATCGTCTCGTTTGGATAACGGCTGTAATCAATCCGTGAACTCGGATTTTCTAGGTGGGCACGGGCAATATCTTTCGCGGCGCTAATGTCATTCTCATCAGGACAGATTGGAGTCCCAGTCAAGTCCGCAATTAACTTGATCGTCCTAGCCCGCATCTCGATTTCTTGTTCCGCATTCAGTTCAGGCAACGCCTCAGAAGCGTTTTTAGGCAGGGGCAAGCCTTCTTCGATCTCGGGTATGAGGATGTTTTGCATGACGATATCAGCGCCAAGTTCCGTAGGTCACCACAATATATATGAATTAAAACAGCATGGTACCAAAAAGACAACCGGGGGGGTTTTATAGGCGAGGGGGTGGGGTTTGCCTAGCCAGAATTTAGAAAAGTGCGGGGAGTTTGTGTGCCTTCCAGTGTTTACTGGCTGCTGCGGAGTCCCATTCTGATTCCGGTCTCCCCCCGCCCGGTGGGGTCTCGGTCTGGCCGGTTTCACCCTGCGGAGCCGCCCGGCGTATCAATTGATACGCTGCCCTAGCCAAAAAAAGTTTATCGGAATGCGGAACTATCGGGAACGCGGCCTGTCTAATTCCATGAAGGCGGCGCAATCCGTGCCGACCATGCCAAGAGGACTAGACCATGGACAACACCACCAACCCGATCACACTCGTCATGCTTCAGGCTCGCGCAGTCGAACAGGCGCAAGCGGACGACAATGCCGAGACCATGCTGGAGATGGGCGCGGCGGGGACTGCGGTTATGCTGGCGGACTACTTGACGGCGAACGGAGTCAAGTTTGACACGGAGGCCCCCAAGGGCAACCCGACTTTCGAGAATGCCTGCGAGTCGCTGCGCGTAGGGTTCCGTTCGCAGTACTGCTACAAGCCGCGCCACACTGGCAACAAGAAAAACCGCAAGCCGGTTAACATGGAATTGGCGCGGATGGTGCTGGACTCGACCGAGCAAACCCGCGAAGGTTGGGCGGCAGATTCGACCGAGCGCAAAATCTGGGACGCCATCCTGTCATTCGGTCGCACCAAGTTACAACGGGTTGCGCTCAAGTTATGGCCTAAGACCGAGAGCAGCGAGAGCAGCGCGACCGACGCGACGGGTGAGACTGGCGACGCCAGCGCGACCGAGACCAAGAAGGCACCCACGGCCGACGCCATCCTCGCCAACATCGACGCATTCATAGCGGAGCATGGCAAGGACTCCATGCTGTCAAAGACGCTGCGCGATCAGATCAACCGCCGGTTCAAGTAACCGCCCCCCGTATCAATTGATACGCGGCCCCTGCTAGGGAAACCTAGCGGGGGCTTTTTTGCGTCTGGAGGGCGCGGCCGGTTCGGTCTCGCTCCGCGAGACCAGTTCCATCTGTGTGATGCCAGTTCCATCTGTGTGATGCCAGTTCTGGATGGCTGATGCCAGTTCTGGATGGCTGATGCCAGTTCTTACAGAATAGTCTGGGCTACGTCGTCCCAATTTCCGTGAGGTCGGTTTTTCTTGCTCCGGCCTTGGGTACCAAGGCTACACGAAGAATTTTGGCCTGTCAAACTTTTTTTTTGAAAAATTTTGTTCCAAGGGGTTTGTTCCGTTTGTTCCAAGTGATTTCTTTGGTTGGAACAAAAATTCTTCAATAGGATCATGGGGTTAGGTGGTTTTGTTCCAATGTTCCAATGTTCCAAGATAGGGGCCAAGGGTTGGGCAGGTCGGGGAGCAGCCAGCGTAGGAATTTAAAATAAAAAAAGTTCTCCCTAATATTTTCCGCAGACCCCACAGGGTAGTTATTCTCTAAAACCGTGGAACATGGAACAAATTAGATATTTTTTAGATTTTCTTCTTCTTCTTCTATATCTATTATACAACTTCTTCTTCTTCTTCTCTAACAAAATCAATCACTTGCAAAACCACCCCAAAATCAGAATTTTGAAATCTTGTAGCATTGTACTTGTTCCACGTTTTGGAACATTGGAACAAACTTTGTTGCACTTTAGAACTTTTTTTACGGCGGATTCCTACACCTGCACTGCCAGCAATAAAACTAAACAAATCCAGACACCGTATCATTTGATACGGTCTTATCCCAACTTTTCCTTTCATTCCCATATCGCCCACTTACTTCTTCATAAAAAACATCAAAAATCTACAAAAAACCGGGAACTTTCGCCCGTGAGGATTGTCTAAATAGGGTGCAGGGCAAAAACCGTCCTGCGAAACAACCCCACCGTATCAATTGATACGGTAAGACAGACAAGAGGTGAACGATATGGTGCGTAGAGATTACAGGTGGCCTAGCACGGGTCGCCGTCGCCGCGAGGCACGAGCGCGTAAGGTAGCCGAACTGTTGTTTTTCGGCTCCTGCGTGAACTTAGTGACATTCGGACTGGTCGAACTTCTGCCCAATGGCCTATGGCTGCACTTGCTAGCACTGATAGCAGGCACGGTAGGACTGACTTACCAGATCGCCCAAACAACCCGAACCGCCCAAACAACCAAAACCCGTCGAGCGTATCAATTGATACGGAGCCGAAACTAATGTGGTGCGTGAAGTGTCAAACAGAGCAGGTAGCAGCCAAACGTGTCGAGGCGGGATTCATTACCTGCCTACGTTGTGGCGAGGCGGATGCCAAGCGGGTGAGGTTTACGGTAGCCCCTGCCTACCACAAGGGGCCATACACGGTACACAGCGATAAAACAATGTTGCGTTACATCAGCCGCCCCGGTCGCGGCTCAGATTACTGAGGAGATCAAACCATGACCAGAAAAGACTATGAACTGATGGTAGCGGCACTGACGGCAGTGCGGGCGGAGTCGGCGGGTGACTCCGTGAGTTATGAGGGTATCTGTCGTCAATTGACGACCGTACTCCAGCGGGACAACCCGCGTTTCAGCCGAGACCGATTCCTAGCAGCGTGTGGCGTATCAATTGATACGCAGGAGGTGTGAGATGAGCAAGTTTGGATTGTATGCGGAGGAAGAAGGTCGCGTGGAAACCATCAACCAGTTCAACGGCAAGACGGTTGCCAAGGTTCAGTTTGATGGTTACGAGACGTTTTGCATCACGTTTACCGACAACACCGAATTGGTAATTAAGGAGCGTATGCAAGCAGGGGCAATTGATTGGTATGAGGAGGTGTGAGATGGACGAGATAGAGAAGAAGCAATACTGCGTGACCGTGAAGGTCTACACATGGGCAGAGGATGCTCACGTTGCCCGAGATCAAGTGGCGGCAGAGTTGGAGTACCTATGCAGCGTAGACAGCGCGATCACAGGCTACATCCACCCATCGTTGAAAGACTGGGCTAGGGTTGAAGAAGATAAGGAGGTGTGAAGTGAGCGTTAAGTTTTATGTCGGAGAGATGCGGTCGGATTACGCCACCATCCACGGGCTGACTGAGGAGGTGCATTTTCTGACCAGACTTGACTACGTGGTGACTGCACATGGCGATAGGGAAGTTGCCAACATCGACACCATGCTACGGGCTTCAGACAAGGAGTTCATTCGTTCAGACAGTGACTTTCGGACGTATGTGGCCTTGGACATTTTTAATGAGGTGCATCAATGATCAAGAATGACACATGGCAAGTACGCAAGGTAACGAACCAAATTCTCGAAATGGTCGAGGATGGGGTGTTGGACAAGGACACGGTGATCATGGCCTGTCTCAAGTACATGAGCGAGGCCGAGGTTGCAGACATGGCACGTATCAATGGCTTTTTAAATGAGGAGATGCAAGATGAACGTTGAATTTACTTGGAACAACAGGGTGATCCGCTTTGTCGATCCGTGGGGTGACGTTTGCTACTTCTTTGCAGAGGTTACCTACGACGATAACGGCAAAGCCGATGGGTACTCACAAGAGGTGTGCTTGGTAGGCGATGACATGGAAGAGTTGCATCTGGTACTGGAACGCCTACGCACGGCACTGACCCAGCCAATACTTGAGGCGAGTGATTTTCCACAGAATCAGAAAAAAGAGGAGGTGTGAGGTGAACGAGACAGATTTAAAGATTATTGAACTGCACTACGAGGACGGCATGAAAGAATCCGAGATTGCCGAATCGCTAGGTCTCCCGACTGCCGTCGTTCATGAGGTGCTGTTTGCCTATGAAGAGGGAGACGGATTGTGAGTGAGTACGACGATAAAGACATTATTAAAGATACTGTCGAGGATCTGACTAGACGTATTGAAGAATGTACA